CATTATTTTTTCCTAAAATATCATGCTAAACAGCAATGCTTTATTTTTACTTATCAATTCATCGGTGTCATTGTTGGTGTTTCTGTAGAATAATCCAGTATCACCTATTCCCGGAGTCTTAGCATATTGTATTGTTGACCCTGAAATAGATGCAGGATCGAGTGCTATCTGTTCCAGCTGGAGTGCGTAATTGGTTCTTACTTTACCCGTTCCATTAGTTTGAAGAAATATACTGTCGTTTGTGTTGTTAACAGTAATTGCAGGACTGCCTGCTTCATTTTGATTAAATTCTAATCCTTGAATTAATGCTCTGTTTGCAAAAAATTGAGTATTCAACGTATTATCGATTAGAACACTAATTGCACTTTCTCCAAATGTTGAATAGCCTGTATTATCAATTAGATACTGTAGTGATCCTGAAACTTCCTTATCCGTGACAATAACTCTCGAGTTGTCATCAATAATTTGGAACGTAGGATTATCTCTAATTGAATCATCTACATATTTTTTGTTCGGAATATCATCATCGTCAGTTACTTGATTTTCATAATTGTTGGTTCCAGTTACAGTAATTACACCGTCTCCGTATCCTATTAATTCTAGATCCGGGTTTGCACTATCCGTGGTAATCTTCTTTAACCTAAGAGTGGTATTATAATTATATGTTGATTCCGGTGAGCCTGTTGCTAAGTTATATGAATCATCGTTTTCATCCCAAAAGAATGAAGCAGGGTCAGACGTGCCTCTTTCTATCTGTAATCCAGCATATCTTAGAGATACGCCTGCCCCTGTTTCGCCTACATTAAGTCTGATAATATTATCGTTAACGTCTAAGTTTTCTGCTTCAACGGTAAGTGTATCACCTTGAACTACTAGGTTGGCTGTAACAATAACCTGTCCACCGGACGAAGGAGGACCAACATCAAGTTTAACGATGCCGCCTTCCTGGGTCTTAATGTTATAGTCGCCGTTAGTTTGTAGATACTCAGACATTATATATTACCTTATGAAGTGATTGGTGTTAACACAATGTAGTCTGCAGATGAATCATTTTCTAGATACCAAGTATACTTGTTTCCAGAAAAGTCAGTTGCAACACGCTTCGTAAGTTTTGCAATTGCTACTAGATCCGCATCAAGTTGTCCAGTTGTTGAACCTTGAATTCTCATTTCATTTTCAGCGTTTGGCTGAGTTGATTGTAGAGTGCAGATTCTATATGTTGAAGTAGTTGCTGCTTCGCCTACTCTTGTTACCGTGTAACTGTCTGATCCTCTTTGCTTGATGATAATACCATCAGTTCTTAACGAACCTCTGTAAAACTCACAAGTGATACCTGTAGCAGCACCGGTTGGTATACCGATTGCGTCTACTCCATTTATGTCTTTTCTAAGTGGTCTTCCCATTTGTTTTCTCCTGTTTAAGTAGTCCTATGCGGGTTCTATCCGCTACGCTGTGGTGCAGCATAAGTCCGCCTTGCGGCTCGCTATCTGACACAAGTATTTATCCTTTCGAAAGAATAGCCATTAGTTCCACCTTACTAATAGTGTTCATTAGTGCGTTGATTTTATCTATCTCTGCTTGAGCGTTGGCTATGTGTCTGTCGCTTTTGGTTTGTTTGTATTTGATTAGGAATTCCATATAATTTTTCATATGAACTTCGATGGAGTTTTGTATGGTTCTTACATCATGACTAAACATAGGGAAACGGTTACGCCATCTATCCAATTGCTTTCTTAACTTATCAAAATCATTATGACTTGTGATATCTTGCATAATACTATTTAACACTCGTTTTGATAGATTGTCAAGTCATAAAAAAAGGGCGACCAAAGCCGCCCTTTTAAACACTCTAAAGTGTAATTTATTGCTTATGCAAAACGTAGGTTCGCTGATGTTACAGCAACTTTACCCAAGTAGTCAGCCGCATTACCTAGAGATGATGCTGTGTTTGTTAACTCAACATATCCATATCTAGTCATGAACGAAACTACTGGTTCAAAAGTTGATGGATCAAGCACTACGCCTGAGCTCATTAGCGGAATGTATGGGCAATAGAACGCTGCCGCATCTGATTCGCTTGAACCTTTGTAACCAATTAACACATCGTCTGATGTAGCATAACCGTTTACATACACTTTCATCGCACTGTTTAAAGTTCCTACAAACTTAGTGTTTGTTGGTGCTTCAAAAGTTCCTTCAGTTGTTCTTGCAAACGCTGAAGTTGTAGCAGATTGTAACAGAGTTAATACTGTTGGTGAAACAACAGCCCAGTTACCTGCGCCACGACGTGTTCTCTGTGCAATCAAGTTGCTAACTCTGTTGATTTGAACTGCAAGTGCTGCATGCTCATCACCAACGAAAGTAGCAGTTCCTGATACTGCACCTTGGTCGTATGTTAACGCTGCTGTGCCAGCAAGCGTGTTAAGTGAACTAATCACCTCTTGGTCGATCTCAGCAGTAATCTCTTGTGCAAGAGCTGCCATGATCTCAGCTTCGATGTCAATACCCTGTTGAGCTTGTGCATCTTGTGCTGCTTCAAACGTCCAACGAGCACTCAACTTACGAGTTTTCGCTTCAACTGTTTGTTTCAAGATTTGGATGCTTAGTTTATTACCTGCTTGTCCTTCTAGTGCTGCTGTTGTTGCTGCTCTATCAGTGTTTGCACCGGAATAACCTTCTGCAATCTTGAATGGTGATAGTGCTTCTTCACCTGCTACTGTATCAGTTCCTGATGCGCTGTTAAACGTATCTGAATATCTAACACGTAGTGTGTGAATCTGCCCTACTGGTCCAGTCATTGGTTGAACACCAACTAATTCATTTGCGATGACAGTTGGCATTACACGTCTGATTACTGGTAAAATGACGCGGTTTAGTGTTGCTACGTTTCCTGCTGATGTTGCTCCTGCTGTAGCACTCTCTGACAAATACTTACGGGTATTTTCTAGAGTGGCTGCCATAACAGAACGCTTGTTACCTTGAAGACCTTCTAAAAGGGCATCTTTGGTTTCTGACCAGCGACTTTCTAATAGTTGTGACATTTTATGTTCTCCTTAAACTTTTAGTCCCGCAAGCCTGCGGATGTCAAAAATCTCAGCGGTTTTTTGCTCTGATCCGCCGATTGTTTGTGCCTGTGTTTGTTTATCGCCTGTTATTTCTTTGCCTTCTGTCAGCGCCACCTTATCATTCTTTTGCATATTACCTTCCATTACGGCAGTAATATACTTGTCATAGGCTGCGTGTAGTTTATTTGTTTGCACTGATTCTAATAGTTCGCCCATTACTTCGCGCTTGTCTTTAGAAAGTGGTGCCATTAATTCTGACATAACTTCCTGTCTTTGCGCGGAGTCATTCATGCGAGCAATTTCTGAATCCTTGCCTTCAACCAGTTTCTCTGCTTCAGCCACTTTGGCTTCTGCTTCCTTAACTGCTTCTTCTTTCTGTTTTACAACTTTAAGAAGTTTTGCTGTTTCGGATTTTTCGTTTAGATGACTAGTTGCGTATTCGCTTGCAAAACTTTCAAAAATTCTGCGACCGAAATCATTTCGACGTGCTTCCTCAATATCCTCTTTCAACTGTGTCATTTCAGATTTAATACCTTTCGATACTGTTTCTTGAATTGCTACAGATGCTTTATTGATAAAGTCTTTCTTAACTGCTTCAAATTTAGCCTTGCTATCTCTAACAAGTTTAACTTTGGTTTCTGCTAAGTCTTTTTTATCAGAGTGGAATTCCGCGATTTCTTTCGCCAGTGCATCCACAATAAAGGATTCAAGTTTAGCAACGTTTCCTGCTACATTTTTACGGTCTTCACGAAGTTCACCAAGTTCCTTTTTAAGGTTGTTAAGAACAAATGATTCCATTGCTTTGGTATCACTTTTCATTTTCTTAGCATACTTGGCACGTGCTTCAATAAGTCCTTGGCGGTCTTCAGCAAACTCGGATAATTCAGAAGTAATTCTATCTGAAAGCATCTTTTCTACTGCTTCAACCATTGCGGTCTTATCATGCTCGTATTTCGTTGCGTATTCTTCACGTAAACCTGTAGAGATTTTGTCGCGGTTTTCTTGAACAGCAGTTTCCCAAGCGGATTCAATCTCCGACTTAGTTTCCTCGGAAATCACGTTCGTTTCAAACAATTGTTTTACAAAGTCTAGCATTGTGATTCTCCTTAAGATTTAAGACCTTGAATTAAATTTTTCAAGCTCTCTGCTATGTATCGTTGTGCCTGTTTATCGCCTTGGACTTCTTGTGCTACTCTAAATGCCTCGTAACCACCGTTACTATTCATAAGGTGTTCGTATACTGGTGTTGGATAGGCTCCCGGCGCACTTGGTTGTGCAACAACATCAACGGTAATAATTTCAAAACCGTTAACATTGCCTGTGCCGTCAACTTCGCCTGATCCTCGACTAGAAACTCCTAATTTTACTCCTGACTCCAACATGGTGCCAACTAATTGACCCATTGGAGTTGGAAGCATTTTAAGTTTTCCGTAGCCGTTAGGACCGTCCATCCACATCTTAGTAATCATGTGAGACACACGGTCGAGGTTGATACGTAAATCTTGAGGATGATCAACTTCACCGAGCACTGAATACCCCCCAGAAATCTGTTCGTTGAGCGTCTTGACAGCCCTATCAATTTCCTTAGAAGAATAAATGCGTTGGTTAGCATTACGAATGTCACCCTGAATACAGATGCCACTCAAGTGTAATGTTTTGCCATCGCCCTCATCACGCTCTACGACGATTTTAGCCTGATCGAAGCTCAGATGTTCTGCTAGTGTTGTTTTCAACCTTAGTCTCCTCTATTATCTACGACCACGGAAAAGTGATTGCTTGTTATCTGCCGATTCTTTGCTACCTGCTTTTTCAGCACCGTGTCCTTTTGTGCTGTCCATTTTAGTTGCATTCTTTGAACCTGGCGTGTTAACATTGCCCGCATTCTCTTCTTTAGGT